GGAAAGTGCATCTGGCCCCTGGGCCACCCAGAAAGACTGACCGTCAGTTGTCGCTGCCAGTCCTGCTATTGTGCCGTCTGGATCGCTGGGGGTTTTATAGAACGTAAATTTGTTCTTTGCGTAGTCTGATGCACTACTCGCGGCCGCCTCCGCATCAGCTTTTGCATCCTCTGCTGCCGCTGCTGACTGAGCTGCGTTAGCCTCTAAATATGTGGTATTTTGCTCTGATGTTGCTGCTGCCGCGGCAGCATCTTTAGCTTCCTGTGCCGCTGCGCTGGTATCCTGATAACCCTGCTGAGCTTCAATTAAATATTGTTTTGCTTCGGCAGCACTAACTGCGGCCTCAGCAGAAAATTGCGCGACCTGTTGGGTGTCTGTAGTTGCCATATCAGAATCCTATTACTTCCCAGCGAGTTCTAATTGTTGCGTTCTGCGTCTTGCATGCAGAACGAAATGAAAAACCACTTCCTGAAAACGTCGAGTCCATAAGCCATGAGCGTTCATTCTGTCCGGCACCACCAACATCAACTGGAATAACTTTTACTGAACAGATGGTATTAAACCCAAATACCCCATCACTGGTTGTAAAAGATGGAGCAACAAAAATGTTATCCGTTTCGTATTCACCATCAATCCCGGCAATGGTGCAATTGGCATCCGTATAACCCCAGGCAAGACGAGCACCATTTCCAAAAAGAAACCCTCCGGACTGCCCGGGGCCACTGGTAGCATCTACGAAATAGACATTCGTTCCATCGCAGCGAATTTTTCCCCGCCCTGCAGGATATAATGTTGCTGTATTGCTCCCGCTAATTGTTTTGCAAACGACATTAAATCCACCCGAGGTATTATTTGTTACCTTCCATTCCTTAATCCACGGAGGGAAAAATAAATAGATATTCCCAGTTAGCACTCCGCTGATAACTATTTCTGGACGTGAAGCCTGCAAGGCAGTCAGCGTGATATTTGCAGATCCCGATGCAGTTATTGACGAAATACCATAACTTGACACAGGAACCCACCCTGATGCGCCACCACCTGTGTTTTCAGGTGTCCCATTGTTGCTATTGAGGGTGTTCAGCCAAAGCCCGTCGAGAGTGCTAAATGGAACAACGGCCCCTTTTGGGTAACCGCCAATAGCGGCTGCATAAGCCGAATCAAATGGATATCCACCCCCTGCCTGATTCCACTGGTGCCTCAAAAAAGACTCATAGAATATACCGTTGAAATCCTGACCTTGAGGTGGTTTCCCGCCTGATGAGAGAGCGATTCTGGTGATTGGGGGGAAGCCAACATCGAATGATGCCTTTCCCCCATTCAGTGTTTCGGTGGTGGCGTCGGTAGGAATGCTGTTACGATCGCCCGACGCGGCAAAGACCACCGTCAGACGCAGTGGCATGGCTGAATTATTCAATTCAGACCTCCTGAATGATGTTTACTTTTACTCCGGGAGGGGAAGGAAGCGCCCCGGAACTCTGTACTATGGCTAACTCAACATCTGACAGGACGAATTCAAAGACATAGCTCATGACATGATTGCCGTTGTCACGGACATAAGCCCGCCCGCTGGCGCCGAACATGTACATCAGCATGCGATTCATGACTGGTACGGTGCAGTCGCTGATGTTCGCCATTGCTTTGCACATGATCAGCTTGCGATATGCATCATTGATCAGGATTATAGTGTTTGTGTCCTGCACTCCGGTATAGAAAGGCGCCTGGTTAAAGGGTTGCGGGTCGGTGAGTTCTGCCGGGGTGCTGGTCGCTTCGCCAAACCCCAGAAACTGCTGGGATGGCGTCACAGTCAGCAAGCGCTCTACATCAACGATCTTGCCCCAGCACATCAGCCCGTAATCGCCACAGGTCTCGATGTTGAATACGAGGTCATAGAACGTGTCTATCCAGTCCTCTGGCGCTACGGAAGCGTTAAAGGTATCAATCAGTGACCTCAGGCTTGTTGAGTTCACGTACTGCGCGTAGATCGTCCAGTCGACATTATTCACTTACCGCCTCCGTTATGATGTTTGTCCCATCGAGAGTCGGTTCCTGATCAATGCCCATGGTCAGCGCGCTAGACCAGGTTGTTCCGCCCAGAGAGATCTGGACCGAAAGAACGTTCATGTTCTGTGTATCGATCTCCTGGATAGGGCCGATATACCGGCTGCCATAAATTCGCGCGCCGGCACGCGCCCGGGTACCGCCATCTGCGCCGGTAAAGGCGTTCAGGACGACCGATCTGATCTGCGCGTTGATATCTGACGGAAGACCATCATTCTCTTCGTATTCCACCTTGATATGAACACTCACCGCGTCCAGCGTTTTCCACCTGTAGGTGTACTCCGGATAAGGGGCGTCATAATTTTCGGTATCCTGCACGGTTCCGGTGGTGTCACCGTTCATAACGGTGCCCGGGGGGAGTTTTTTATTGATGGCCGCTGCAATCTCAGCTACTGCCCCGCCATAAACCCCGATATAAATCGAGCTGGCCAGCAGTGTGTAATTCGTGGAACCTTTTTCGACGGAAGTCGGCTCTTTGTTGTCGATCACATAAACATCAAGCACCCCGTCGACTTCCAGAACGGAAGCCCGCACAGCCGCTGCTGTGTTAAAGGCGTTACGTGCCACCGACTGGCGACGGCGATACTCAAATGCAGATCGCCCTTCAACATTCGAGCCCGGCACACCTGCGGTCTCGTTGGTGATACTCGACCAGCCACTCACCGCGACATAGATGTTTGTCAGCGTCCCAATGGGGCAAGCTATCGGCCCGGTAGTCAGGTTCTGGAACTCGATCTTTACCGTCCCGTCTGCGCCTATCGTTCCGGCCGCCAGGGACACGTACATATAACCGTTATCGTCGGTTGCATAGGACTGCGCGGGGATTACCGTTCCCGGCACGCCGGAGCATGTGGCCGTTACAACCGTACCCGCAGCAGAAATGCGATCGAGGAAGTAAATTCTTCCGATGCCATCCTGAAATCTTCCGGAGGAAAAGTCCGGGTTCATGTTGTTGACGATAGCCAGAAGCTGATCGTTCTTGTCAGCGATGATTGCAGTATCAGTGACAGCCAGTTGCCCCTGGGGCGTCTTGAGGTTCGTGCTCATCGCCGTCCCGAATGCAGAACCAATATCTGCTATACGCCCGGCAAGAATGTCTCCCTCATCTGGAACATCAAGGCCAGTGGTGGAAAATGTCACGGCCGGTACCGCCGTAGAGATTGTCGTCATTTTTTCCTCACAGGGTGACGCTGGAATCCAGGCCGTTGGTATCCACGATCGCAATAACGCCGGTAGTGCGGCGCGTATCGCGGTTGTTAATCAGCGTCGGCTCAGCGCGCGCGATATAGCTCATCCGCAACGCTTCAACCTGAAGCGCGGCCGCCATGGCGCCGGTGCTGGCCTTAACGTTCAGCAGCTCTTTGTAATTAACGCCGGTGTCTTTTTCGTAAATGCACTCGCCGCGTATGGCCAGGCATGCCGTCGCTACGTCCTGAGCGCAGGCGTAGGGATTTTCAACCGTGGCGATATTACCCAGCTCATCAAGGACAAGATCCCAGGTGTCGGGATCGAGTTTGAGAGAGATTGTTTTCATGGATGAATATCCATTGGTTAAATGTCAGGATTTAATAAATCAGGCGTCCTGGGTATGTTGCTTTAAACAACTTTGAGGGGATCGCCATGGACATCAAAATCACCTGCCCGGAGTGCGGAAGTGAACACATCAAAGCTCCCGCCGAAGTCCACACCCTGGACGACCTCGCGGGTTCCATCTGCGCCGACTGCGGAAGAGAAATCAGTAAAGATGATGTCGTTAGTCAGGCGAGACAGTTCGCTATCGACTCGCTCAGGAATTCCATCGGGAAATCGTGATTTAAGCTCGCCGGTCAGGACGTGAATCTTGTCGTCTATGCGTGAGGTGTCGATTGACAGGGTAATGAGCATGATTTACTCCCATAAAAAAACCCCGCCGAAGCGAGGTTTGGTTTTCGAAGCACCAATTAGTGCTTCGATTTATTATCAAATAGTTAAGCCACATCAGCACCATGAATAAGGTGGCGAAGCGCCTGAACCCCTTCGGCGTTGTAACGGAACGCCTCAACCTGCTTATCCGAGTGTCTCGACTTATCCAGAAAGAACTTGCCGTACTGCTCAGTTTTCAGGTTGTGTTTATTGGCCACGCGACCGATCTTGTTCGCAGTGCAACCGAGCTGCGCTGCCACTTCACCCGCCGTAGAGTAATGCTCTTCAATCGCCGGCAGTGGCACAATTTCGTGACTGAGAAGTGGATTAACAAGAGTGGCTACGATCACCTGGTTAGCCGATTCACCAAGCCGCGGGAACATTGACATCAACTCGCGGGCCGATGCGATGTTTTTCTCCAGAGCCTGAGCTTTCAGTTGCTCAGCTTTGGCAAGCCGATATTCAGTAAGCCCTGAGGTGCTCTTGGTCGGCACCTGGATAGCCTGCATGTCTTCCAGCTTATCAACCAAAGAACGGCGAACGGCTTTTGACTCGCGCGCGGCCACGCGAAGGGCCTGCTTGATCGTCATGTCAATTACCTCAACAGGACGGCCGCCATTAGTGCCGGAGGGTTTTACACTTTTTGTGTAAAACTCCCCATCAAGTTCGTCGACTACTTTTTCAATGAACTTATTGTTGCGTACCTCTGGCTCCCCGCACTGCTTGCGAGCCTGATTAACCATCATCAGCAAAGTCTGGCTGTCAATGGTTTTATCGGTGACAACACTGCTTTTTGGTGCTAAATTTAATGAAGTCATTGGTTGGACCCTTATGACAGATTTATGGATAGCCGGCAGCTGCGAACTGTCGGCTTTTCTATTTATGCATCATTGCAACATCTCCTGACGCAGGTGCGGTAATACCCTGCTCCAGTTATCATCCTTCCATGGGTGAAATTCGATATGCGCTGTCTCGCGCTTAATGATCGCTCTGGCCTTGTTAATTGTCCGCGGTAGTTCTTGGCCGATCGTGTGAAAGTGCCCGGCCTGCCGATGCTCGGCTACCTTCAGCAATGGAGTAACGCTCTCACAGGCTGTCAGCATGATGTCACTCGCTCGCCATAACCATGCCAGAGAGCAAAGCTCATCATCACTGAACTGCTTCGCAATCGGCGAATGTTCCACTTCCCGATCCAGAATATCCAACACCCAGCGGCGGAACTCTTTGGCTTTGTCTGTAGTGGCAAACATCGCGATCAGGTGGCAACCACGAAGAGAGAACACACGGACCGACTTTTCACGTAAGTTATTGTTTATTCCGTTGGTCATCATTTTGATGACCATTGACATGCTGCTCGTGAACTCGTCGGAATTACGTGAGTAAATGGTCGAAACGCTTTTGCTTGAAGCATATCCCAGTGTCTTAGCGACATCTGCAGATGTCAGCCAAATACCATCCGCAACAGGCGCTGGTACCAATGTGACATTGTGGAAACTTAGCTCTTTGTTCTGTACACTGCTCATGTCGATATTTCCTTCGCGGTTATTTTCGATAGAAGCCCCAAAGGTTGCCGCCAATGGGGCTTCGCTGTTTTTACTGACCATTCATGCGCTCCTCACGCAGGCTTTTTGCCAAACGCTGCACAATTGCAGAGTTAATCGAAATCCCATCCATTTCAGCTAAGCGCCGGATATCCTCCTTCATTCGCTCTGGCAGGCGAAGCTGGAAACTGTCGTTCTTGCGGCCGGTATAGAGTACGTCTTGCATCTACTATCTCCTTCTGTGGTGTCAACTTGGTTCTAAAACCAATTTAGCACCATTTAAAACAATGTCAAGTTGGTGCTATTGTTTGTCGTCGAAATTGAAACTTTGAGGACTTATGAGCAAATTCCCTAGCCAAGAAATGGACAGGTTTAATGTAAGGTTGCCTGTTGGCATGCGCGATGCCATAGCCGATCGCGCTAAGCGGAACGGCAGGTCTATGAACTCTGAGATTGTCCAGATCCTTCAGGATGCGCTGGAGACAGAAAAGCTGATAGCTGAAACCGACATTGTCGATTTTGACTCAACCCAGGCGGCTCTGGATTCAAAATCCACGCCAGAGGAAAAAGCTGCGTTTCTCTCTGAGCTTGAGAAAAGAGATCCCTTTACCGCTGCAATTCTTCGCGAGGGAGAGGAACATAACAGAAGGCTTGCTGCAATCCTTGGGAAGCGCATGGGTTATCTTGACAACGATAAATAGCAAAACCTCTGGAGAACATGATGGAATGGATTATTGGTGTAATCGTAATAGTATTTCTCGTTAACCTTTTCAAACCAAGGCGTTGCGATGTATGCGGCATAGGGTTTAAGCGGAACTACTACACCTGGAAGATCGACGGCAAAAATCAACACCTTTGTCCGAACTGCAATAGCAAAATGAAAAAAAGAAAAAGCGACATCAGCTTTAAAGACAGATTCGGCTAAGAAGAAGCCCACACAATGGTGGGCTTTCATTATTTAATGCCAGCAACCTTACCTTCTAGCCTTTTGCACGCCTGATCATCAAGCATGCTTTGATACGGGCCAATGTTATTGCAAGCATCAACAAGAGTTTTGACCGCATATCTAGCATAACTACCACCATCCTCCCGCATCAGCCTGCCACTCCTGGCAGAGAGGTCATTTGCTCCCTCATCATATGCTTCTGACAAAGCAAGTTGAGAGGCTTTCTCTTTTATAGCTAATCTAATCTCAATATCATTGTTTAGATCTTTATTTTTATTGAAAAAATCATCAAGCGTCTCTGCATATGAAAGAGTGGTGGTTATTAGCAGAATTGAGAATAGCAAGGAATGTTTAATCATCATCACGGCTCCAGAGGATCGGTTCGGCTTCCTCCTGATACTACTCCACCATGAGTATGACCATCAACGATGGAACCGTCGACAAGCTCAAGCTGTCCGTTCGGATGGACTTTCAGGCCGTTTATGTTAACCACTCCAGGGCTCTGTATGTTTATGCCGCTGCCTGTAAACTCAGCAAACTCCGTGGGTTCATCGTTCAAACTGGCTATAGCCGTGATGTAAACAGCATCCGAGTAAGAGTGGCGCCGCTGAGTTGGTGGAGGGCCTCCGCCTTTAGTTTTTTTCACATTTGTGATGTCTTTATCACAGGCAATCACCAAGCCAATATCACCTACTCTGGGCGTCATTTTTACCGAACTATTTCCAGCCTGGTACTGAATGAATGGAACATTGTAAACATCCTGGTTTTCAATTGATCCGCCAGAAGCGTTTGTTCCAGTAACCAGAGGAAAAACGGTAAGGGTCTTCCCATTCACTTTTTTGACTAAAACGATATCGGCAAATACGCAGCCCTTTATGGCTCCGGCTATAAGCGAAAGAACAGCGTTCCCCTGGCACGACATGTCACTAGGCTTTTGCTTGGTAAGCATTTCATACTCCAAATACAAATCCCGGATAAGCTACAACGAACGTTTCCCACAGACCACCGGGGACCCTGCATGACAAGTAATGAGTGGTTCCATACTGGACTATCCAATCCCCGCTTGCATGAGGGAGAGAGGTTTCCAGTTTTATTTTTCGAGCCAGCTTTATTGATGGTGAATAAATGCAGCGAAAATTTATACCAATATCATAAAAAATAGGGTAGCCAATTAATCCATTCTCTGGAGATATAAATGGAACTACAGAGTCAATAGGGCTTTTCCCTGTGTAGATTGTAACCGTCCCAAAGTCTATATCTGCGATGATATTATGGTCGGCCGCAATTTTCTGAATTTGCTCAATAGCATTTCCCTCATAATAGGGGTTGCTATGCACCGATTTAACATCAACGTTTACGAACTTCAAATCCACCTTAGAGGCCAGTGCTTTTATCATATCAGAGACAGAAGCTTCACCTTCAATTGAAGTTGGCTCGCATACGACAAGCTTTTCCTTTCCAATAGCTGAGGCCGTTATTTCAATCGGAGCATCAGGCATCTGATTCAGATTTACCCTGGCAGATATTATCGTGCCCATAAACACGCAAACATCTCCAGTAAAAACCCGTATGGCGTTTTGCTGCTCACCGAAGAATTTCTCGGAGTTGGTGGTCAATTTAGCCATGTTATCAAGGGATAAGCCCCATAGGCTAAGCTCCATCATCGTCCCGGTAGCCCCCCCATAAGCCGAAACAGAAAGCTCGCACTTGAAATTTTCGGCTATGAGCGTGTTACCTTTTTTACCGTCAAAGGTGCCATTGGCCAGAGTAAACTCAACCGTTATCTCTCTTTCCTTGTAACTCATCGGCCCACCTCATCACTCGTCGCATAGTAAAGTTTGAAGCGTGTTCCTATTTCGTCATAAACCGGATTCGAATCCCCTTTTGTGTCTACAAAAATGAGATCGCCATTAAATCCAAGATACTTATATCTGACAAGGTATATACAGTTAAGGCAGAGAACACCCTGCATAATTGCAGTGTCATCAACGTACAGGTCTATGTAGAATCCAGTTGAGCGCTGATGAAGCTTTATCGCGCAGTTCTGGCCACCAAGCGTGACATAGACCTTTTGAGATAGTGACGGTGATAAGCTAATTTCCTGCATGTCACATCACCTTATTTTTAAGAAAATCAGCCACCGTGCTTTTGATCTGTTTTGCGACCGCTGTTGATGAGTTATCCCATACTTGAGATACCGATTTGGCCGCAGAATTGACACCTGAAACTATGGCACTCCCGGTAAGATCAAGGGCGCTTGATAGCGATGTATTCCCGCTTGTCCACGCGTTTTTTGCGTCAGTAAGCGTTACTTCTTTAGTTGAAGCAGTGATTACCTCTGTTTTTGCAGCGCCCTTATTGTTTGTTTTGTCGTTATCTGTCGGAACCTTACCGGAAACCCCGTTAGCGATAATTACTTCACCGCTATCCATTATCTCTTCGAAGGTGCAGTTCGCCATCAACAACGTCTGCCCGCGATACGAACCCACAAAGTAATCGAAGTGGGTAAGATCGTAGCTGTAATACACCGTGTCAGGCGTCTCGATGTTGTAGGTGCTGGCCGTGTTTTTCATCTCATCCAGCTTCTGAATGAAATTACTTCGGCTAAGAAGAGATAAGTTTGTCAGGTTTGGAAGCGCACCTGTATATGCAGTCCATCCCTCAAGTGCCAGGATCACCCTTAATTCCGATGGCTGCCGGACCTTGTTGTACGAAGTATACTGCCCATTTTCAACCGGCCCCTTCGTCACGTTAGCATCACCGTAGCGATCAACGCTAACCCAGCCGGAAGGAGCGAAAACCTCCTGCCCGGCTGCAGCCGTCAAAAGCGACTTGTCAACGGTGTTATAGGTGATCCGGTAGGTTGGCGACAGGGCGCTGTTAAGGACGGATAACAGGCTTCCTCCCTGAATGGCGGATAGCACTGTCGAGACATTCAGAGAAAACGACATGAGTTATTGTCCTGAGTAGCCAGCCATTAGCATGACGCGGTTGTCGCCGTGCTTTTTGATGTCGCTGGTAAGCTGTTCCACGTTCTGGGCCTGAGTGGTGATTTTGGTGCCATAAAAGTTATAAACACCGCCAGCCTGACCCGGCATCGCGCGGTCTACGGCCATCCCGGCGCCGGGGCGCATTCCGGCCATGACTTTGGGGACGTAATTGCGAGTTTCCGACGGCAGGTTATCCATGCCTTTCTTCTGAACGTTTCCGAGCCCCCAGTTATAGGAGGCAAGAGTTTTTTCCAGATCGCCACCAGTAGCATCCAGCAGATAGCGCAGGTATCTTGCAGCGGCATCAGCTGACTTATGGGGGTCATAAACGTCCATCCCCTTCAAACCCAAGTCTCTGGCAGTTCCATCCATAAACTGGAATGGGCCTTTCGCCCCTTTGGGGGATACTGCGAACGGGTCCCCACCTGATTCAGTAGCAGCTACCGAAGACAGCAGTCCGGCCGGAAGTCCATATTTACCTTCCAGCGCCCCGAATTCGCCAGCCATTGCCTGAAGAAATGCCTTTCCTTTGGTGCCAAGGCGAGCGGCCTGCGCGTTAAGCGGGACATTTGGCTGGTAGCCGCCAACAATATTTGGCTGCATGGATGCTGCCCCAGCCGGAGAAATTAATGCATTCACAGCCTGTGAAAGAAGATTTTTAGTTGATTCCCAGAATGAGCGCTCATCCTGATCTTTCTTTCTTTGCTCCGGTGATAGAGCTTGTATATTTTGCTGATTGTTATACCAACCACCTGCAGACCAGCGCTGTTTTATTGATTCCCAAAGAGAATCAGTATGGTCTGCTTTGGTTGCGGCATTGGATATGTTCTGATAAGCCCCTACACCCACAGCACTGGCAGCGACAAACCACGCAGGTGGTGTGAGGGCGAACAATCCAGTAAAAGCCTTTGTGATTCCCATCACCCATGTCGCAACCTTTAAGCCGATGAGTAGCTTGATCGCGTTTTCCCAACCACCAACAGATCTCGCAGCGTTATCTGCCACCTTAGCTCCGCTCTCAATGGCGCCAAAGAAGGACTCGACCTTTTGTCTCATCTCATCTGGATGAGATTTCATCCAGTTTGATAACTGAAGAAGAACGCCATTAAACTCACGCACATACGGAATAAGGAACGTGTAAAACTGGTTTTTAGTGGTTTCGAGGTTCTGGTTGAGCACCACCCATGCTTCTGTAAACTCTTTCGCCCCCTTAACAGAGGCGTCAGTTATTCCAGAGCTTTTTGTTAAGCGGTCAACATCCGGAAGAAATCTACCCTCCTGGTTTCGCTGAATGGTCGCATCATCGAACCCACCCATAGCACCAATCTGGCGCCGAATGTTTGGGTCTTTGACTTTCCTGAGTGACTCCAGATAAGACCTTGCGAGTGACTTGGCATCCTTTGAATAGACGTCAAAAGTATCGCCAGTTAACGCCGTAAGCATTCGCATGCCGCTAAAGATCGGGCTGCTGGTATCCCCAAATAGAGAGCCTTGCTTTGCAGCCTGAAAACCCTGCAAGGCGGCCGTTATCCTCTCAAAAGAGCTTCCGGCTGATTCTGCAGCCTTTCCGAAACCATCTAGTTCCCTGGCTGTCATGCCAAGAGCCTTTGACTGAATGGAAAGGTCCATCAGGCTAGACGTGGTATTTTTAACAAGGCTCATCAGGCCGCCGGCAGTGACGGTAACGCCAGTCAGTGCCAGCAGCTCCGTCTTTATGCTGCCGAAGAATGCTGCTGCCTTTTTCCCCTGCTCCGCCATTTCCTTGGCGGTTTTTTTCGCATCCTCACGCTGCTTCTTGAGGTCGTCGCTAACGTCTTTCTGCCCCTTACGGAAGTCAGACGTATCAAGGCCCAGCGTAATCAGGAGGGCGTCAATTACCGTTGCTGCCATGATCACTCTCCGCTATGGCTCTGTTGGCGTTATCCACGGTCATTATTTCAATCAGCCACCACATGTCCTGGACGCTGTATACGGTGTCCAGTTCGTGGAGTTCTGCCTTACCCCCGGAGATTACTGTGGCGATAGTACGCGGTACATTCACGTACTGTATAAAGCCGCGATCTGAATCTTCCGGGACAGACAGGGGGATTTCTAACTTGCGGTGGCTGCTACAAAAGCGATATGGAGTTTGAAGGCTTCGATTTTCAGGCGCGACCAGGTGCTGATTTCTTCGATCTGACCTTCGTCAACAAGCGCTGTTTCGATACCATTACCGCCGAGGAATTTCACGCAGCCAAGCAACTCATCAAGCAGAGGCTTTGACTGTGCGAACGGAACTTTAGCCAGTGAAGTGATACCCCACTGAGCCAGACCTGCCATGCCGCTGGCCATCACGCTTTCGTACAGCTCGCGAGCTTCTGCATTATCCTCGGCTGGGGCTGGCGCCACCGCGGCACCGATAGCCATCATCATATTGTCGGGAACGGTAACGCCGGCGCCAATCACGGCGCATGCAAGGCGGATCGCCCACTCTTCGGCCTTTCTCGCCGGCATTTCGGTGATTTTGAACTGCTTACCCTTGTCACGGTTATTCGCTTCAACCGTAAATACGATGCTTTTACGAGCCATTTTTGTTTCCTGAATGAGTTATCTGGCAATAAAAAAGCCCACCTTGGTGGGCCGTTTGCATTCATGCGATACCGGGCAAATACATCTGAACCTCATCAGCTACCCGCTCCCGTGCTGCGTGGAGCAATTTCTTGCGGCCACCTACTCCCCACCTGGCCATCTGGCTTGCGCATTGACTAATCGCTTTAGTTTCGCTGTTGATGATATGGTCGATTTTGTTCAAGCGGGACATGGCGTCAATGCCATTACGGATGAGCATCTGGAATGTCTCATATACCTTTATCTCGAATAATGGGTTAAGCCATGCGGCATATCTGATAGCAATTAACTCCAGCCCCCATGACCCCTGAAGCGGTCCACCCTTAATGGTTAATACCGATGCGATTTTCTTCGCATCGCTCAGTGCCTGTACAAATCGCCTGACTTGCTTTGTCTTAAGGAATTCACCGGGTCGCTGTGATTCAGTCGCTTTACCTTCAGCCACAGCCGCAGCATGTAGATCGTTTAGGTTGTAGCGCCCCTCGTCATCGACACGAACGGAAACGCCGTTTACTGATACGGTTGGATATTTCATGCGAGTTACCTTAAGAAAGCGAACCTGTCACACAGAAAAGCCGCCCCAGAAGGCCCGCCGGCACTAACGGCAGTTCTCAGGATCGCTTTCTGTAAGGTTCCTGGATCATAACGTGCGCGTGTGAAGCGCGGGGAAATTGCAGAAATAAAAAAGCCCGGGCTGATCCGGGCTAATTGTTTAAGCTGAGTACTCTGCTGGGGTGACAGTTTCCCACTGGATGAGTCCAGTCATCGGCTGAAGAACACGGCCAGCAGACGGCATACGGCGCGCGCGCTGCAGGATACCATTGGTCATGATGTACTTTTTACCCAGCGACGGCAGGATCACCGTCCCATTAACACGCAGCACAGACCGCGTGGTCATCTGCGTTGTTTGCCAGTTGTCGATGTATTTAATCGATGGTGATGATGCCGCCAGATGGAATGTCCACGGCAGATCACCATAAACAAAACCGCCCAGCAGTTTCCCGTCAGCAGTACGCTGGTACTCTGCCATGTCGGTATCACCCATTTCGAAGATATTTTGTGCTTCGAACTGTTCCAGGTTAAACCCAGATGGGTAGAGCTCAGCGATTACCAGCTCAATGATGGCGTCAGCCGCCGTAATATTTTGACCGGCCATTACTGCACCTCCACGCTGTTAACGGTGATACCCTGGATGATCCCGCCGTCGGTATACCAGAAGTAAACCGTTGGCTTGGTACGCGCGGCGCGCATTGCCGGGGTGAACGGGCCGATATAGACGTAATACCCTTCAGCCAGAAGCGAATCCGTGACATCGACGCCAGTGATGGCATTAATCTGGTCGATCTGCGACTGGTCAAGATTGGTTCCCGCCGTCATGCCGCCCCACGCCCTGAATTGCTCTATGGTCGGCTTCATGCACGACTCGATGCGAGCTTTTCCGGCTGCCGCATAGGGAAGATTGCTCGCCTGCTGAAACAGCGCAACGAGAGCCGCCTGCAGTTGAGCATTTACCCATACCTGACCAGCCCAGGCATCAAGCCACGCATAATCACCGGTAATAGATCCGGGTGCCCACTGGTTGGTTTCGACGGCATTTGAGCCGTAGTTTCCGTAGAAGTTATAGCCATTGGCCTTGGCCGCCTCGTAATCAGTATCGTTACTGATCATCGGCAGCAGACCGGACACCTGGCGACCATTCAGCGAACAGCGCCCATTGGCCTGCGTGAAGTTCAGCGCGGACACAAACCCCATCGCGTTTGCTGCGTGGTTCGGATAACCATACACCGGACAGGTGTCGTTATAGGCGTAGGTGTTGATGATGTCGTACACCAGTGCATTCGAGCTGCCCGCTACGATTGCCGTTCCTGACGCGTCCCATGGGACATAGGCAAAGCGGTGGTTCTGGCTGTTTACCCAGAGCGCAAACGCATTGGCCTGGTCTTTGGTGACAGAGAAAGTCGTGGAGAACGTTACCCAGTCCTGCTCTTTGGCAAGAATGGCAGTAAAGATATCGTCAACCACTGCTGGCGCCGCCCCCTGGGAGATCACCGCTCCGGTCGCTTCGGTCAGTTTGAGACCGTTGGCCAGCGTGCCTTCGTCGGCAAAGGTAATGGTGCTATCCACGCCGGTGGTGGCAGAGGTAATAATGAATTTCTTCAGCACGCTATCCCAGGTCACTACAACTGAGGAGCCAATACCGGTTTCAATCAGCTCTGCCGCGTTATCAAAACTGGTCGCGCCGCTGAGGTTGATAGCCGCAGAAGTCTCCTCTGTACCGTCAACGGTCAGAGTCAGCGTGCCTGAAAGCAACTTGAGCTGCGCCAGCGTGGTCGCTGCGTGCGATCCGGAGCGAAGGAATGCCGCCACTACCGCGGTATTGAATCGGCTGAAATACAGCTTCCCAGGCATCTGCGTTTTGCCGGTGAAAGCAGTGAAATACAGCACCGCGGCGGTGTACTCAATCGACGCGCTGCCGAAGTACGCCTTTACCTCATCCGCACTGGCAAATGAGGGTACTGCACCAACCGGCGCGTATGCGCTGTCGGTCAGGAACAGGCCATTTAGGTCAATAGCCGTCCCTGTCGCCTTTAGTACGCCGGGAAGCATCTGGGCGATTTTTGATAGCGAAATTGCCATTTATTATTTCTCCGGAGGTAATCTCACGTCGACCGGCTGCGATATCACATCTGCGCCTGTCATAAACTGCTGAGGAACGCTGACGACAATCAGCGGGTTTGCGTGGAATTCAAGCGCCCAGCGGGATTCCCACTGTTTTTCGCCGTTGATCATCGAGGTTTGCCGCGGGGGGCCAGAATAAAGCGGTACCAGAACATTCGCGTTTTCCCTGAACCAGGTGCATGCGAATTCGGAGCGGGCGATGCGCGAAAAGATGGTGGCATTGTTTTGCGCCTGATCTCCGTAGAAATCGAGCTGACATTGCCATTCATCAACGCGGCGCAGTTCTGCCCGCCCGTAATCACTAACGCCGTCATACTTGTAATTGACGGCACTGGTTGAGAGGTCAGTCAGAAACAGCGGCGTCATGGTAATGAAACCGCCTTTCGGCATGGGAGTCTGATTTTGCTGAGTCTGCGTGATCTCTGCGTCCGGAAAGAGGACAGAAAGGAAATCACCAGTCGCTTTAAACAGATCGCTTTCAGTGACCTGCAGGCCTACGTCAATTGTTGACATGCGATAACCCTCGTCCAGTCCGGCCAGATTTCAGGCACATCCACAACCAGCCATGTTTCATTGCCGATAACGAACTTATCGCCGCCCTGCTGCCGCTCCCTGTTAATCCCGCACCAGTTGCCATCCGTCCAGATACTGACCAGCACACCCTGGATATTCATGTTATCCATGTGCCTGATATCAGCCTGACTCAGCGCCTGCTTTTGCACCATCATCGTTACCGGCGGCGCGAAGCCCGGAGAGGTCGAGTAATCCGGATTTTTGGTTGGGCCGATCGAGCGGTAAATCTGCGCCTCGACGCGAGGATTAACCGCGCTAATGGCGTTTCGCACTATGGAATGAAGATTCACTCTTTCACCTCGTAGTCGACCGAGTTCAGCATATGGGCCGAGTCGATTAACGGGTCATTAAACCCTTTTTTGTCGACCGTGCTTTTTGCGTTCGGCGGCTCAGAAAAGGCGATGATTGACGACTGAATCTGCCCCTTGATCCGCTCCCCCATCAGAGACAGGCTTTTCCGGGCGTCAAAATCGTTTGCCTTCATGAGTTTCCCGAGCTCTCCGCCCCACTCCGGACCATGTTCAGAAATAGTCTTCCTGAAGTACGGTCTGGATGGGATCGTAACGATATGCTCGGGTATCATTACTGACTGCGCGAAATTGGCCTTTGATGGCTTTGCGAAGCGCGAAACGCCGTCACGGCGAACGTAAAAGTTCAAATCCCGGGTATGCGCCGGGATTTTTACAGTGCCGCCAAATTCGTTGGTGGCTGCCACAAGTGCTACCGGCGTCCCGTCTGGGTACTTAGCCCCCTCAAGGAATCCCACCTTCAAATCATCGCCAGAGGACAGCCCCTTTGCGATAGACTGCAGGTGCTCCATCAGCTTATCGCCGCCTGACATTCCATCCATAACTACCTCCGGATGAATGAGCGACGGTTATAATGGCCCGGGTACATTGAAGGGGATGAGCCAGGGACATAAAAACCTGTCCTGTAAGGCTTTGTGGCCTCCCAGTAAGCTGACCCGTAAGTAGTCTGCTTATACCACCAGGAGCTTTCGCTTGAGGGCCCTGCGTCAGCTGATACTGACACTGACCCCTCCGATGCGCTTGCCACACGGCCAACCAGACCAGAAGCCTTTTCGCCGTTTACGCCTGAATTTAGCGCCGCAATGTGCGCAACCAGCATGTTCAGGAAAAGAGCCCGGATAGAGATATCGTTTACCGGGCTGCTGTCCGTGTTATTCAGGTAAATCGTTGCCTCCGTGAAGTACGCATTAAGCAGCGTATTACTTACGGCATCGAACTCCGGATAACGCTCACGAAATGCGGCAACATCAAAGACAACGTTCGCCATTATTTTTTGTCCGCCTTCTCAATGCCCGGGGCCGGGTTTTTCTGATCCAGACCTTCCAGACCAGTTTTCTCCGAAGCGTTTTCATTCGCTTTCGCCTGGGCGCTGCTGGTTTTCGCCTGGGCAAACACCAGCTCTTTGCGAACGTAGGGCTGATCAGCATGTACTGCCAGCCATGCTTCAAACGCATCCTTGTCCACGTTTTCGGTCAGGCCGTATCCGCCGACAACGATAGAGGAGTTGGAGCCGTTAAGCTCCACTTTGTACTCGCCCTGCTCCAGGATCAGGCCGTTCGGCAGTTTGCATCCTACAGTTACTGTTTCGGCCATGTTACACCCCGATCATGCTGGCAATGCCCAGCGGTTGACGAATGATTGCACCCCAGGTGCCACCGGATTTTTTCTGCCGCCAGGAAGACTCTTCCACCACGACAGCGTGGGCGCGCATCTTCTCGGTGAATGCTGCGTAAGCGGTGTCCTGCTCACCCAGACGCTCAACAATCAGCTGCACAAGCTCGCCTGCGTCGGTGCTGTATTCAACAGCGGTTTCGATACGCATGTTCGGGAAGTTTTTCTTCAGCTGATCGGTGACGTTCACGTTGTACTGGTTCGTCTTGGTCAGGTTTACTTCCATTTCCGGCGACATGCCGAGCACCATGCGATCTGTACGCTCTACGAGGCCTTTGGTCTGAGAGACCAGCTGCTTATAGAGGCGACCGGAAATGTCGTCATATACAGCTTGCCCGTCTTTCGTTGCCCAGGTAACGCCACCGCCGGAACCAGTCGCCGCCGGAGTAACCGGAGCGCTCAGAGACGGATCGTTGAGCAGACCGTAGTTTTCCAACCCGGCGATGCCGTAGAAGTAGGACTTGTTCTGGAACTTGTTCAGCACAAGCGCAGAGGCCACGTTGAGTTCGGCGGCATAGCCGATACGCGCGGCGCCATACATGTCCAGCTCGCGCTCACCCCAGCGGGTGTGAGTCTGATAATGGAACGACTGGCGCGGCACCCAGTTGACGTTGGCGGACGTCATGCCGTTGTTGTTGAAGTCGCCGTAAGCGCTGGTTTCACCAGTCGACTCGACGATCGGGAACTGCGAGGTCAGCGTCGTCCAGTCGCCTTTTTTCACTTCACCGATAATCTCTGCGGCCTTCATCGGCGTTACGAGAACGCGGATAAGTTCCGGATCGACGTAGTTCGTGAAGTAGGCCGGAATACCGGCGTTATTCGCAGTAACCATTTGCGGCTGGGCATCCATCGCCAGCGCGAAATTCTCCGCAAACTCCGGCTTCAGATAGTCCTTCGCGCCGGGCAGCACAATGCCATATTTCCCGCTGGCTGCGGCGTAGTGTCGCTGAAATTCGTTCATTACTTGCTCCAGGTGCTGATTTTGACCAGCTCGCCAGCGTCACAATCGCTTGCGGCATAGAATGCGGTCTCGATAAAACCGGCCACGGTTGCGCCGGCCGCTGCGATTTGCACCTCACCGGTAGTCAGGGATGCAAAAACCTTCTGCCCGCGGGTGGCAGCGGTTGATGTTTTGGCCCAGAAGTCACCGGCAACCATCAGGGTGATTTCTCGGCCGGGCTGGATAAGCATGGATGCCTGGCCGAGCCAGATGGTGATCGACGCCTGCCCATCACGATGGACAAAGCCAGATGGAACACCGCTACCGGCATTGGAAGCTACACCGTCAACGGCCCAGGCAAAGCGGCCGACAGTCAGGCCGTCCTCGCCAGCAACCAGAGCACCCTCGCCAGCCTGATAGGTCGCGTGAGGATTAGTGCCAGCAAAGGCCCCTTCGACGCTGGGGGCCGGATACTGGTTAATTCGTGTCTGAAAACCTGCCATGTTAACCTCGTTTCAGTTTGCCAGCGGTCGGGAATGCTTTTTCGAACTCACTGACGGAAGCGGAATCCTGCGCAATGACAGGGCGTGAATTTTCTTTCTGGCTGATCGCCATTTTGACCAACGCCGGATAAGCGGAAGGGTGAACGCCGGCGATATCCACACCGCTTTGTTCAAGCGCGGTGCGATAGACATCTTCGGCTGAGTCCATGGCAATGACGTCGCCGATCAGCGGGCGGACAACCTGCTCTGCTTCACGGATTTTCCGGAAGTTTTCCGCGGCCTTTTTAGTTGCGCTGTCGGCTGCCAGACGAATCGCAGAGTCCATCGCCGTTTTGGAGACTTTGTCGTCTTCTTCATCGTCTTCATCTTCGGCGGTTTTCTTCTTGTCCTTGTCTTCTTCGTCGTCCTCATCGTCCACCGTTTTTTTCTTATCCTTCTCGTCATCGTCTTCGTCGTCGGCGGGTTTGTTTTCTTTTTCGTCTTCCTTTTCGGCCTCATCAAGAGCCAGAAGAGCTTTGCGGACTTCTGCCTCCAGATCTGCATCCTGCGCCAGAAGTGGCTTAAGGGTGGCGCGGATCGCCGCTACCTTATGTTTACGCATGTGATTAAGCTCCGGTGGTAATGAATCTGCGACCAGTACATCTGGCCCTGCGCGGCCGTCAGGGACCAGCGCTTCGTGGTTTCCGAAAATGTCACGCATAACGCCGTCATAAGGCTCGCCGTCAGGGGTAACACCCGGGGTCATGTCTGCGACGTACTTGTACGATGCAGATAGCTCTCGCTGCTCTCCGCTCTCAATTCCAGCAATCGCGCTGTTATCCCAGATCGACATACCAACCGTGAGATACGTGCCGTCAAACTCCGCATTGGAGTGCGTCACGCCAACACGAAATTCATTCGGCGGGTCGGTGGGAAAATCAGGGATGTGCTTGCTGAGCACGGGGATGTTATTGAAGGTTTTGGCTGCTTTCCGGAGCTCGTCCGGGTGGCGCCAAAGCCGGTAAAGTTTGTTGGGTTCGAGCCCAAGCTCTTCGCTTCTTGGTATCTCTCGTCCGTAGTAGGCGTTGACGTTTGCCTTGCTGATATTTGTTCGTGAAATCTGAAGGCGGCCATTTGCGTCGATGGTGCGCACAGAGGCGCGATCGAAAGCTAAGCACTCTGTGGGGTTCATTGCTCAATCCTGTTTTGAAAGCCCTGGAATGACAGCCTCCCAGGTGCAACGACAATTTGGTAACTCGCCTGGCATGATGTGCTCGCCATCAATGAGCATCCCTTCCGAGAGGTCGAACAGCTTGCCATTGGCTTTTACATGGGACTGGCGTGGCTTTTTCCCTGCATGGGAGTGCTTCCATATTCCCTGGGTAATGCCGAGCGCCTGCTGTCGCGCAGACTGAACAACTGAGGTGGCCTTGTTGTTCTGATCTCGGGCAATGAACGCCGCACGGCGCCGGGTAATACCGTATCGCTTCTGGAGTTCATCGGTGAGATAGGACAGATCGCGCCCACGCGCTACCGACCTCATAACCAGCCCTTCCACCTCGGTGAAGTACTTTTCTGGGATGGATCGGATAAGGCCGACGTTCTCGGCGATGGTCGCCTGAAGAGCGTTATTCATCTGCGAGGTCATTTTGAACTCGACAGTAAATCCCGCATCTTTGAAGGCTGTGCCCAGAGAGACATCCGCGTTTTTCATGGCGTCGTTAGCGAACCTGTCGGCCAACTTTTGCGCCATGTCATCAAACCGCCGCGTCCAGCGCTTAGCCAGTTTCTGCATGGCGTTCCGCATCATCACTGCAGGTGATGCATCCATTGCGACAGCCGCGCCGCTGGCCCGATAGTTTGCCGACAGCCAGTAGACAACAGATGCCTGCATTTCCTGCACCTGCTTATCAAGCTGTCGGCGGTACCATGCTTCGACGCCAGCGTTCGGGTGAACCGCCCTTATCGTCAGGGTCTGTTTCTTCCTCTTCGTCGTAGTCGTCTTCGATTTCGAGGTCATCATTCAGGTCCAGAGAGTGATAGGGCGAATCCGGGTCACCGGCAATTTTTTCGCGGACTTCATTACCAGAGAGCACGCCAGCACTGACATACGCAGCATCTGTTTCAGCGTCCAGTTTGCGAATTTCCGCCCGTTCTTTAGCGCTCATTTCGTACAGAGGCTCAAAATCGAAGGTAATTCCGTCATCAATGTCGCCGAATTCAGAGAGCTGGATGATGTCCATCACACGCTTCAGGTTGTCCTTGAAAACAGACTGCTGCAGGGCGTGAATGTAGTCGTAGAAGACGCGGATTTCACCGTCGGACGATGCATTCAATCCGCCTGGAGTGATCCCCGCATATTTCACGAGAGGCTCGCTTGATGGTACGCATAGTTGCTCAAAAGCCTGCGCCTGCAACCCATCAAGACCAGCGATAGGCGCACTGACAAACTCCACCTTCTCCGGCTTTTGCGGATCGTTATTGACAGCGAACGCCCCGCGGTTATCACGACACTGGTTCATGACCTGCAGGCGAGTAATCAGCGTATCTGCTGCGCCGCCGGTCAGGATCTGGCTCATATCGGTACTGAAAACCGGTATCGAATAGGAGTGAATCATGTCGCTGACGCTGTCGCGGGTTCTGAGCCAGTTATTGACATATGGCTCGGCAATCTGCGAGAGAGACAGTCCGCGGAAGTTATACGATGCTTTCAGCAGATCAGGCACCTGCCGAGAGACGAAATCAATCATCCGGCTTGCATGCACGGTCCGCCCCATGACAAACCACTGCGTTGGCTTGTAGAAATCCGGGCTCAGCGGGTTGTCGGAGTTATAAATCCCCGGATAGGTCCAGACAGGCTCAATGACCCTGAACCCCTGCAGGCTGCCTTTCGTGATCTTTTTGTTGCTCATGAAGAGCTTCGATTGCAGCTCATTGTCGTCCATCCATGCGGAGATTCCTCGCGGCGAACGAACGTCAATGTAAATCTGGCCTCCGCCGAAATAGCCGTCATGCTCTGCGGCTTCTTTAAAGCGCTCACGCACCTTAAACCGCTTCATGGCCTCTTCGAGCTGTTTTACCCGATCCGCCTTATCTTCATCGCCGACAGTTTTGAGCTTTATCCATTTGCGCGTCATTTCTTCCGCGATGGTACCCACCATCTTGCGATATTCAGGCTTCTGCGCCAGCGTGGACAGGTACGGATAACCGGGGAAGCTTTCAAAGTCACCATAGCCATAACCGCCATACGCAGCATTGAGATCATCGTAAGGCGTGGAGTCCATTGCCAGAATGGCGCTTTTGATAGCCTCGGGGATCACACCTTTCGGCGGTTCGTAGCGCTGAAACTCTCTTTTTGGTAATGCGCGGACTTCGGCAACGGCCTCTGGCCTGATCCCAACTTTAGGTGCTTCAGGTTCTTTCACCGGCTCAGGCGCGGCGACTTCTTTCTTTTTAAACCACCACACTTAAATTCTCCTGAGTTGATTCGGATCAATGACCATCGGCTGCGGTCCGGAAATAAGGTTGTCGTCGATTGCGTCCATCCAGGTATCGAGGATGTCGTCGTTGTCGTGACTGTCATCAGCGGAGAAAGCAGCGCATTCCGTCATCGCCGTCAGCACCCACTCCGTTGAGCCTGCGATCGTGCCGTCCTCGTAGAAGATGCTGGAAAGCTTCTGGCCGTCGTCGGTGTGCGTCGCGGGGACAAACACTTTCCCTGTTTTGATTTGGGGGATGACGTTAAGGCAGCGAACGAGCTTGTTCTGCCCGGTACCGCGCGGAATTTCCCTCACCGGGATGGCGAGTTGTCCAGGCGTCTGGCTACGTTTTTTCAGAGTGGTGATGAGGCCCTGTCCGGCCTGCTTCTCTTCAATGGCCATATGACGCAGCGGCATGATCCGCATAGAGCCAGACAGGCGCCACTTTTCCCAAACCTCTTCCGCTTTCTTCAGGAGGTCTTCCGGGTCCCACCGGCCGCGAACGACGTCGATGATGTACAGATTCCCGTCCACGCCCATGCCAGCCAGCGTAAACACGGTGTAATCCAGCCAGTCCTCTACCTTCCCGCTGTTTGTATCGACATACACGGCGCGGTGCGTAAGTTTCGGCAGCGTGGTGTACGTTCTGAACCAGCTGGTGTCGATAATCCCGCCAGTCAGCGCCATCGGGTTTTGCTGGTATTGCGACAGGAAGGTATAGCGATCCTTTTCCCACAACTGCAGGAGGTCGTTGACGTCTTCCATCTGCGGCCAGTAGGACCAGTAGCGAACGCCACCAACGACCACAGAATCGGTATCTTTGACCGTTTCCCAGCAAAGAGAACGCCATGGCTCATCGAGAGACTGGATGTACTTCTCGTCGATCATGGCCGGTATGGCGACATGGTGAAACGGCACGCCCATTCCGCCGGAAAGCATGAAGCCTGTTGCGTCGTCGGTGTGCAGGCGCTGCTGAATGCTCACAAACGGAGTCGGGTGCTCTTTCGACTTATCGCCGCGGCGTGATCGAATGGTGTTTACCAGCAGCGTATTCGCGCTTTTGCGTCGGGACTCGCTGAGCATGTCCACCGGCTTGTTGTAGTCATCCAGCATCACCATGCCGGAGAACTCTGGTCCGTAGTAACCACCACGTCCACCGGTGATCTGCCCGTTGCTTGAGCGCGATACCGTCTGGCCTATAGAGCGTCCTCGTTCGTCCTTTATCTCCCACTCTTCCGCCTGGTTGACACCAAACGAGCAGGGCCAGAATTCCTGATATTCACGACTGGCGATAATGTCGCGGGTGCGCCGGCTGTTACGCTTTACCAGCGTGTCAGCAAAAGAGATATTCAGGTTGCGAAAGCGTTTGAGCCGCTTCTCCTGTACCAGGGCATTGACATACGCCGGGAAGTGGATGGAGAAGAACTCTGTTTTCGTACCGCCGGGCGGGATGTTGATAATGAGGTTTCGCGGGACAAGACGCCCGGCAAGCAGATCATCAATTTTCGAAGCCATCAGGCGGTGATGCCAGTTAACCAGCAGCCGATCGCCCTGAATCAGCTCGAACCATATCCGGGTGAAGTTCAGGAATGACTTCGTGGACTTTGAACGGATGATCACGCGCTCCGGGAATGACAAGTCATCCCATTCGATAATTCCGCTCATATCAGTCCAGCCCTTCTAATCTTCCCTCCAGCTTCTGCTGGGCCTTCGCATAGTCTTCAGCGGTGTACGTCACCTGATTCAGTGGGCCACCGTCTTTACCGGTCAGCTCGACCTTTTGCTTGTTGCTGTAGGCGTCGCCTACCTCTTTTGCTGCCTGCTCCAGTAACTGAGCCGTCATGCCGAGGTTTTTCATACCCTCGGCAGTCGTCGACATTCGCTGCAGGACGCGCAGGCGGTATGCTTTATTGGCGATCGGGATGTCGGAGATTTCATTGAGGAAGCGGTCGCGAAGATCGTTGAAAAGGTCAACCCACTTCTTAGCGAGCCCTTTACCTGCGGCCTTTGTTGGGTCATGCGATGCTACCTGCTGTCGCGTAACCTGAACCTTAAATTCTTTTTGTACGGACTCGACGATTTGGGATGGCGTATCAAAGCATGCAAGCTCTTGAATGATAAAGGCTCTCACTTCTGGTTTTAGTGCAGCCATAAATCACCATCCGTATAAAGCAGTATAAAATCACGCCAGCTTCAGCATGCATGTCCCGCACGCTCTGGCAACATCGATATGAGCAACCTCCGCCGGCCTGTTCGCCGCATCCACCATTTCCTGCACGTCTTTGCTGGTACCGTAACGCCGGACCACTCCAACGAATTCCTCGACGTCGTGACCTCGAAGTTTAAGCACCGGCATCCCGGTCTCTTTGTTGAACTTCGGCGCGCCATAGTCATCGGTAGCCTGGGCGATGTGGTAAAGCTCATGCTCTACCAGTACGCAGAATTCGAGGTCACTACATTGCTCGCAGTAGTCAGCTGCCAGCGTGATGATGAACTTTGGTATGCGGCCAAACCATTCATGCATCTGTTGCTCCATTCTGGCTTTCTGCCAGCCGCCGGCGCGGAGCATTACCTGTTCGCATTGGCCGAGGACATAACGCCCCTTCTTCTCGAAAGCGCCGGAGGCCCACATAAACGCGACGTCTGCATCAAGCAGGTGGATATGGTCAGGGTTATGAATTCGGCCTTCTTCGGAAAGGATGTGCAGGTTAACCCATTCACCGATTTCGGTAGCGGGAATGAGTCGGGTATAGGGTAGCCAGTTTTCGCCAGTGAAGTTGACAGGAGGATGTGGCCTGCGTTCCGTTATCTCAGCCATGTTCATTTCCTGTGGTTAAAGCCATTAAAAAAGCCACTCTGTTGAGGGTGGCCTTAGTAATTATTAGTTTATCAATGAACTCATGAGATACGCTTTCTGGCTTCTATTTCGTTTAGATCAGCCATTAGATTATCAACGAATTTTACACATCCGTTTACCGCCTCTTCTACATCTAAAGCTTTGCTAAATCTATAATCATCTCTTGCAAACACCCAAACGCCACTATCACCTTTGCGGGAGATATCAGCATAGAAATGATCATCCTCATCTTGAAATATTTCAAACTTGTATTCGCCAGCTACTGTGTTTGATACGACGACTGTTTTAACCAGGGTACTTACTGACATGGCAACCTCAATTATAGCTTTTTGAGATCTAACAACTAGCATAGTAACATTGATATTAAAACCAATTAAATCAAAAATATAACTCAACAAAATGTTGAAATTGAATTAAATCATAATGATGTGTGTCGCATTATCGAAGCCACTCGGTGAATGGCTCCTGTAATGGTTTTCTCTTGTCAAAATGTTGTCATCTGCTTCATATTAATGAGTGTTTTGGAGAGATTTCATTTCATGAGCAGTACAAATAGTCATCCCCATACAGAAAGGGAGTGCAAAGATGAATAACAATGTTCAATTACCGCTAGATGACTTCCCACCAGACCATCCCCGGGCTCAAGAGGTAATTGATTTTTTCGGCGGTAAAGAAATCATCAAGGTGCCTCGTGAATTGGGATTGCAGGCCGGGCGATGCTACTGGAACGTAAATGACCAGATAAAAAAACAGGGAGGAACCTTAGTATATGGATGGATGCTGGAGTGGCATCCGAATTTGGCTGTTTTCGCCATGCACCATGGAGTGTATCAATCGCCAGATGGTAAGCTAATTGATGTGTCTTCTGCTGATACAGCAAGGACGACTAACTACACCAGCTTTATGCCTTCAAATGAAATAGAAATAGATTTGAAAAAATACCCAAGAATACCCAGGCGCTCGCTCCCGCTCATTGATGACAACGAGCTTAGAAGATACCTTTACCTTTATACTAAAAATTTTCAAGCGCACTCAGATCTTGCCTATTCTTGTCTGGAAAGAGGAACGGCGATATTTAAGGATGGGGCCTTTGCTTACATAAGCATTCCTGATGATATAAGCAGGCGGCTAAAACCAGCAATCGAAAGTTCTAGCCGAGAAAGATCTAAACTAAGAATGACTTTGTTTTCCCGTTACTTTGATGTGGCCAGAAATTAAATCCTTCTTCTTATCGCTATCGGTGGTCCTACGCGACCACCCCTCATAACAATCAGAACAAGCCCCACCAACACAAGGTGTTTCCACATTTAAGACTGGCCAACACTCAGGATTGGTTGATAGTGAAGCGACAGGGATTTCCAAAAATCCACCTTTACATTCTTTCATAGAGCTTACCTGTTTTTGTTTCTGGTATTGGCTTCTCCCCGCTATAGAATGTGCAAATCAACAGCATGAAGACTCCTCTATTTCAGGCACTGCGTGCGGATGTAGTCCTGCTACTGGCTGATTGCCCGATAGTAGGCCTGCCAGCGGTATTTATCTAACCGCAGTTGGCGCAAGCACTGGGCGGTTTCGATGTCGGCCTGCAGATCTTCATCGGTATCCTTCCCTGCGTCACTTGCTTTGCACGGCGGGTTCATCAAATCCGGGGATGGCGTTGGCAGCGTCGATAGCTCGCTGGCGCAGCTGCACAGCATCATCGTCAAACCGGCACACAGTACGATTCGGAGACTGGACATATTTCACCACGTCGCGGGTTATGGTTCGGTAAATGACCTTGCCCTCTTCTGTAGCAGCAGCGGCCTTTTGCTCTACCGGCTGGATAGTCTTTTCGGCTTTCTCTTTCCTCTTCGCCGCGAGGGCGTTGATATGGTCAGCGTGAGAATTCCAGCCTGAACGCCACGAGAAAAAGCAGGAAAGCAGCAGGATGACTACAGCGCTGATGATTGCGGTTAATCGGCTCATTCATCTATCCCCCAACATGCCAGTGCGCTCTCCTGGTCTCGCCTTTCGACCTGGCCGTAGCAGCCGTTCTTTTGGCCTTTGGTCAGCCGGCAGTCGCGGCCACCGTCTTTAATCCACCAACGGATCGCTTCGCACGCACCTTTTCGGTCACCGGCATTAATTCGTTTGTAGAACGTTGATGGGAAGCACTTGGGAGGTCCAATGTTGTACGGACAGAATGACGCGATACCGACCTTTTGCGGTGCCGTCAGAGGAACCTTGATATTCCGGTCTACCCAAGCCAGCGCCTTGTCGCGCTCAATGGCGTTAACCTGATCGCACTTGGCCTGCGTTAACTTCATGCCCTGCGTTACAGGCTTGCCATCAACCCGGGTTGCTCCCCGGCATATCGTCCAGACGCCAGAACCATCACGGTAAGCCGTCAGGCTGTTACCCTCTTTCTCATTCAGGAACTGATCCATCAGCGTTGGCGCTGATGCGCCCGCCGCAATCAGGGCCAGCATGGCCGCGCTGAGTTTTGTTTTCAGATTAGCCATCGCTATTCATCCTGCGGTGGCGGGCCACCATAACCACGATCAAGGGACTGCTGATACATTTTCGTCCAGCGGCGCTTAAAGTAGAGATTGGTCAGGTAAGTCGCTACACCAATTATCACGCCACTGGCCAAGGCAATAAAATTCCAGTCAAGACCATGAAACCAGTCATAGGTCCTTGCCAGCCCTGTGCATATCAGTCCACCTGACGTGCAGTACGAGGCCGCAGAAAAGATTTTGTCAGGCATTTTCATAGTCTCCACCTCGCTTTGTTTGCGGGTGCTATGTGTGTTTGAAAAGGTCAGGCTTCACGGGCTGGATTAACAACAACACGCGTCGAGGATGATTCCCGTGAGCCTGAAATAGAAAAGCCAGCGCTAAGGCTGGCAAAAGATAACGAGGGTCGAACAATGTCGGCTCTTTGGGCCGAAGATACCCTGGCTGGGTTTGTCGGCCTGTGGTGCTGTTGACGCAACACCCCTGATGGATTGGATTATGAGCCCGTCATCAGGTCAGGCCTTTATTTGGCGGAACAGGAAGGATTCGAACCTTCGACCATTCGGTTAACAGCCGAACGCACAACCACTGTGCTTCTGACCCAGAAACGACAAAGCCCCGACGTTTCCGCCAGGGCTCTTTTTAATCTTCATGCCGCCACTTAAAGTTAAGGCAGCATATCAAAGTAGACTCAAATATGACGTATTTAATTGACTTTTGCAAGACCCTGCTGCGAAAAAGTCGCCTTTTGTTGTGATCGTGTTCTAACGGTACAGAGAAGAGAATCGCTATCAAGCCGCTTAAAGGTAGCGCACATGGCCCGCCAGTAATCAGCGTAGTTATGACACCAGTTATCAGGTTTAACGCCACACAGGGCTGCAAGGTCCTGTTGCTGATACACATACTTACCCGCCAACTCTGCCTTCACGTCCTGCGCCGCCAGCCATATCAGTTTCTTCAGGCGCTCCATCGTCTTGCCCGCCACCTTTTTCGCGCCGAGGTGATCGCGGAACTCCGACCAGGCCCACTGGGTGATAGCTACCTGGTGCTCGAAGCAGATGTTTTCGCTGTAGTTCCAGAGCAACCATGCTTTCTGATGCTCTTCCAGCGACAACAGAGCCCGGCGCCATGATGCGGTTGAGTATTCCACGGGCAGCACCAGGGCGATCGCCGAACCCTTGGCGCGCGACTGGCTGCCGGCCATCGGTGGACTATCCGGATTGACCATTCGCTTTTTCTGGGGGTCGTAAACCTTCTTGCGTCCTCGGCTGCGCGGCGTAACCTCAAACATCGCGTTTTCCGCAAAGGCTACCAGTTGCCCTTTCGTCGCGCCGCTCAGATCTGCAGTGGCAACCATCAGTTGCTCGCGCACATACTGGAGGTATTGGGTGTTAATCATGCTGTTTCTCCCAGGGTCTGATAGATGCGAACGTAATTCCGTAAAATGCGATAGTCGGTCATCACCGTTCCGCGGTGCCGGCAGAGGCGGAGCTTTTGCCAGCGGTCGCGGATGCGTTCGATAACGTCACGGCTCATTTGGCCTCCGCCATAAGTTGGTCATACGTCAGGTAAAGGCCCCAGCAGCTAAACAGCACATGCGCCTTAACGACGGCCATTTCCTCGTTGTTCCAGCGGCAGAGCCATCTGATCGCGCCCATAACCTCGCTCTCTATCTGATGCGGTCCGTTCAGGTGGATGGGATAAACCACATCATCAAAAACAGCAGCAGTGGACATTGGGTATTGGATTTTGCTCATGCGGCCTCCCTTTGCTTGACGAGTGCGCGGCGTAACGCGCTGTAATGGCGTCTGATGCCTTCCAGTTCTTCGATGGTGTATCGGTGAGGGGTGTTGTTGTTTTCGAGCGCTTCGACGCGCTCAGCGCCGATTTTCTCTATCAAAAATATGCGGTACTGCTGCTGATTAGCTGATAGCGCTGTATTGCAGTGATGGCATTGCTTATGAATGTTGTCCTCGTTGTAGCGCAGGTGAGATGCTTTCCCGCGGGAGCGGTAGTGTCCGGCCTCCCACTGGACCGTGTCGAACGTGCCGAAGCTGATGCACGGCAGATCGTGGTCACGTTCGCGGATATAGTCGTTAACAACACGCTGGGTCATATCTTCCCAGTGCCGGAGAGGCTTCACTGCGGCCTTGCGCTTGCGCCAGGCTGCGCGCTCTTTCTTCGCTTTTGCCTGTGCCTGCTTCTCGCGCTTCTTCTCCAGTTCCTGCATGGCAAATTCAGCGCCATGCTCAGGACAGCACCAGCGTTGATTCTCAAATGTCGCGGTAAACTTCGCCCGACAGATTTTGCAGCGGCGCTGAGTACGATTAAGCATGATCACCACCCTGCACCTGTAGCAAGGTCAGGCGACCACCAAACACCGCACCGGTATCGATATACATCTGGTTAGCGTATTTGAGAGGCTGGCGCGCCGGGGTGTGCCCAAAAATAAACAGGTCTGCACCGGATATTTCATTCACAATCCCATCCTGAGCCGCGCTCACTCTCTCACGATTCCAGATCACCTGTTCTGCATCGACGGGCTTGTCATACGCATATTCGTTATGAGGGTAGTCAGCATGGCAGACCACCACCCTCTTACCCTCGGTCATTACCTCGATGATGAGTGGCAAACCTGCAACCAAATGGGCCAACGCGATAGCCAGGCGTTCTTTGTCGTAGTCAAGGTTAAAGAACCATCCGCCACCGTTAGCGAGCCAGTGATTCAAGTTCCCGGAAGAGGATAGTCCGTCGAGCATCATCTGCTCATGGTTGCCGCGCACCGCGCGGAACCATGGCTGATTAATCAGGTCGAGGCATTCGACGTTCTCGGTGCCGCGGTCGATGAGGTCGCCAACCGAAACCAGCAGATCCTGTGCAGGGTCGAACCCGACAGCGTCCAGCCGGTTCATCAGGTTGGTGTAGCAGCCGTGCAGGTCGCCAACAACCCAGATATTGCGCCAGTCAGCGCCGTTAATGCGTTGATAAATGCTCATGCAATTTTCCTTCTGGCAGCGCGGCGCAACCAGCGGACATCTGCCAGGTGAGCCGTATAGTGAAAGGTGGGGATGTCGGAAGGCTTTACTTCGACTTTGCGCTTGCGGTGCGCCGGCACGCGGAAGATGCCGCGATCCATGACCTTAGCGAGCAGACTGTGCATGCGAAGCCCTCCATTCCTGGGCCCATACAATCCGACTGCTGGACTTCTCGCTGAACTTCACATTGTGTTCGGTGCCGAACCAGTAAATCGCCTCGATAACCTCGACCATGTAGCGTTTGCTGGATTGAGAGGTGCGAACGCCGAAGTAGACGCGGCCGCCGTTGATGCCCGGGGCGGACTTCTGCTCACGCTCAGGGTTTTGCATCTGGCTGACAAGTACGGTGATGAGGTCTTTCCACTCTGCTGGCTCCAGCTTTTCACCGTACCAGGAAACCTGATCGCTCAGGTCCTTCAAAAGTGGCCACATAAGACGATTTTGTTTGTCAGTGCGACTTTCCTCGCGTGCCTCGATGATGACTGGCGAACGGCGATCGACAGGAAGGGATTCAATGAAGCTGACGACGTTACGCTTTACGTTGTCGTTGATGAGGCAGAATTGTTGCTTCACGCTTCACCTCCGGAGAGGTCAAACGCGGAATGCAGAAAATCGCCGGTGACTCTCGCCATCGGTGACAGGTATTGCTTTAAGGTTTTATGCGCCATGTGTCCCCACTTGGCGCCGGAAGTAAGTCGTCAGTTGCTCAGGCTGACGAGGTGATTATCGCCCGTCACGGGGATAAAAGCAAAATGAGCATATACGAGAAAACCCCTCCGGAGAGGGGCTTGATTTCAACTGGAGGCTTTGCGTTCTGCGGGGGATTTAGGCATCAGTCGCCCCTCTCATTAACCGGGCTGGCATAATACTGAGCCACACACTCACCGCGAACCCGAAAACGCTCAGCTGGACCATCACCAAGCGCGACACACACTACAGGTTCAGAATTACCGGAAACGATATGATAATCAGCGCTCCAGCTATCATCGTGCTCTGCCCATACTTGCGCCGCTTCACTTGCATCACGCGCTTCAAATTCCCGCGCGTCTTCTCTCTCTTCCCCTTCTTCGGGGCACCATACCAGATATGTATTCATGAATTAGTCTCCTGCGGTGCGGCCGGCAGCGGCATCCAGTGAGTTGGCGTCCATGACGCGCCAGGGATCAACCAGCCGCTACTCTGCGCATCAGGGTGGCCAGGGATATACGTTGCCCATTTGCAACACCACCGCGGCTTCTCTCCCCACCAACACCCGACCAAAACCTCATGACGAATTGGTGGCATCCGCTCGCTTACCGGAATCCATCTATCTGAAATCATTGGGATGCTGCAATCAGCGGCTGCGAGCATTTCCTCGGTTTCCGCAATCAGGTTGTGAGGCAGTTGGCTTCCTGCATTTTGCATGCCACGGCCAAATACCAGCCAGCGACGAAGCATGGACGCCGAACCATCCGGAATTACCGGAGAGTTGCCAGCCAGCTCGGCGCGGGCTTGCCAGGCTAGCCACGCAGCATTTTTAGCGCTCACCCCAGCAATTGGTAGATTGTCCTCGTTATTCCAGGCGTTGAAAGCTGTTCGCTCATCCGGCACTGGCTGCTCTTTGATGTGCAATCGCGGCTCCCCGTCTTTCGGCTCCGGCCATTCACGCAGTTTGTTCACCGCCAGTTTTTCAATCATCGCCTGGGTAATCTGTTCGTCAGTAATACCGGCACGGCGTTGTGCATCCCATAGCAGGAATTGCATATCAGCCCATTCGCTCAGGTCGTCGGGTTCGGCAGCAGCTTCCAGCGCTTCTTTGCTGAGGTGTTTTAGTGGGCCAGTTGGGCCAACGCTACCGAACGTGTCCTGTGACCACTCGGCGTGTTCGCTGCGTACCTGCTCGCGGTCCGGCGCAGTCTGCGCGTGGCGATAGAGTTGGGTGCCAACTGGAAGGGCTCTGTCGATTGTCGACGTGTCATTGCCTGGGCGGCTAGACAAAACCTCAGCCACCGGATCGCTGTCGGTCTGGCGCCGTTCCTGTAGCTCGCGAATTATCCCGGCAATTAATCCAGGCGTTGCCAGACGCTGAAATTCACAGTAGTAGTTCGGGTCAGAATGACAGGTTGCCTCTTGTGAGTACCACAGCAAATTAGATAATTCATCGTCAGTGTATGGCTCACTTTCCATTGC